CATATATGTAGTTACTATTTGATACAGATGATTTATAAAACTTATTATGATAAAGAAATAACTGTGAATGAATTGAAAACTAAGTTAACACGTTTATATGGCAAATATGTAGATCTTCATAAATCAAAAGTATATGACATATTACGAAAACAAAATGGTAAATCTTCTATGATAAATAAAGTCATTCGAAATAAACTTACGATGGAAGATTTGATTATGAGTGAAGATTATTATTTAACAACTCTTGATATGTGGATGTTAGCATCAGAATTGAAATTGCCTATTATGTTGTTTTCGCAATCGCCTCTTGAAAATTTGAACTTGAAAGTGGATTGGGTAATATTGGGTGGAAATCCATTGAAAGACCGTTTCTTTTTTATTCGAAGTCCAGCCATTTCTAGCAAGTGTCCGGAATATCGTATGGTAACTCCTCAACGTCCATTGTATGAGTTGGAAGGATTTGGAGATTTATTAGAAAATCCAGAAAATTATATTGATAACAATATGGATTTTGAGACGTATTTGGACCAAGTTTTCTTGGTTCTTGAATAAATTCGAATACGCGTCACAATAAAAAAATAATAATTATAAACTATTATTTTTATACAACTAACACTAATCGCTTAAAATCCTGCGTCATATCCATCATCACATACACCCATATCACTGTTTTTAATTGCGTCTAAATTATTTTGAATTGTCACATTGGTCTTAGAGCATACTTCACTACTATCTTCCAATGAACCGAACATTTTTTCTATTTCTTTGTTATTATCTTTCTTGGTTACATCTACAGTTGGCAGATTCTTCATTTGTTCCATATCTAAGACTACTTGGAAACATCCAGTTCCAAATACACCCATTTGTCCCATCATCACATTTGCGGATACACCTCGCATATGGTCGAAATCCGCATGGCGCGAAGCATTCAACAATACTTCTGTGTGAACTTCAAATGTAGATTTGGAAATAGGCCCAATATCATCATTCAAAATGCCCGAACGGAAGATAGACACCATATTTTCAGTGGATGCCATACGGTCACATAGAAGACTAAGATGGTGATAGTTAATATATACACCACTAAACTCCATGACTTCAACAAACTCATTATAGATAATTTGTTTAGCAGCTTCAATACCCAATACATTAAATGCTTCCTTAATATCATTACCAAATGTTCTATTGGAATCAATGAAATCGAGTGCTAATACTTCCATTAAATTACTTCCGGTTGTATCCATGATCCAAATGTCTTTATGAATATATTTACTATCCTCCTTTATTACCGAGTTTTGTAACTTTCTAGGTAACACATTGGTGACACCATTTACGCCACGAAGAACAATATTATTCAACAGATTATCTTGGAAAATACGAAGCATGTAAATATCATCGGATTGGTCCAATGTATCGGCAATTCCATTTAATGGCTTCTTTCCCTTGAGAATTTTTTCATTGAGACGAATACGGAATACCAAGTTATCTGAATTGTAATCAGAATACACACAAGATATATCGTCACCGTGACTGTTTGTGATTGCAAAGTGAATATCATCCATGGTAATATTCTTATCAAGGAGGGTTTCGGTATCCATTTCAATGCGAATAATCCATTTAGATTTTGATGTATCATTGTTATTATCACCATCGCTATTACATTCATCTACCATTTCTTCAAATTCATAAAACTCGTCTAACATAATGGAGTCATCCATTAAATTTGTAGATTTATCATTTGGGTCAAAACAAATCTGTACGGATTTTACTACATCCACTAACTTGGTATGTTCTAACATATTTGAATATTGGTTTGCCTTATCCTGGTCTTGTTCGTCAATTTGGTTCAAGTAAACAGTTAATGATGGATGCTTAGGATTTTTGGTAAGACGAAGAATTTCTTCAATACGAGGTACACCACGAGTAACATTCGACTTAGATGCTACACCACTTAAATGGAACGTATTAAGAGTGAGTTGCGTAGTAGGTTCTCCAATAGATTGTCCTGCAATAACACCTACCATTTCTCCTGGATGAACGATAGCTTGCTTGTATTTCAATACAATAGTCTCCAAAAGAACTACCAACGCATTGCGATGAAACCTCTTATTAATAAGCAAATCCTTAGGTGTTAAGTAGAAGAAATATAGGATTTCAAAAAGGGAACTAGGTGCGACATAACCGAACTGCTTGAGTTTGTTGAAATACTCTTCAATCAACTCAAATGCTTCAAGTGGAGTAATATCCACAACTGTATTGGCATTCAACTGAAGTTGTCCTTGAATGTTTGCGATTGTATTCTGGAAAGCCACTGGAAGATTAACGCCATTTTCATTTTTGTTTTTGAATACTGATTTTACTACCGCATCGCGATTTTCAATCATCTTTTCAATATACGTCTTACATTTATCCTTTGTATCTTTTGCTTGTTTTCTGGTTCTGGTAGCAGCACCCTTAGTGTAAATCTTATTTATTTCTGTCTTTTGGTCGTTGGCACCTACAATATCATAGTAAAGATAGATTTCTTCCAAACTCATACCAACAAGGGGAATTGATTGATTTTCAACCTTAGTAGATTCAAACCCATCGTCGCCATATGCGAATTGAATGATTTTGCCCTTATTATTACGAACTGTCATATCATACTCAACCTTTAAGTCTTCAAGACCCTTGATTAATCTTCTTTGGATATAACCAGTCTGAGAAGTCTTTACAGCAGTATCAATAAGACCAATACGACCACCCATAGCGTGGAAGAATAATTCGGGAGCAGTTAATCCAGAAATGTAGGAATTCTCAATGAAACCACGAGCACCAGGAGAATCGTCATACTTGTTGAAATGAGGAAGAGTTCTGTTTTCAAAACCATAGGGAATACGCTTACCATCAACATTGGTCTGACCCAAACAGGAAATCATCTGAGAAATATTGATAAGAGTACCCTTTGATCCGGAATTGACAATCATGACGAAACGGTTATCTTTGGCAAGAGATTTACGACTGATTTTACCAGCTTGTTCTGTAGCCTTATTCAAGATGTTATTCACACTGGTTTCGAACTGTGCGTGATTTGTATGAGAAGTATTATTTTCAAATGTTCCCTTATGGACCATCTCAATGAGGGACTGAACTTCTTGTTTTTGTTTTGCGATTTCGTGAATAATCGAGTCTTGTGTTTTTCTATTTGCAACCAAATCACTAATACCTACACTGAACGCACTTGACTTCATGTATTCAGTAATGATATTTTGAAGGTCATCCACGAAGTCGCAAGCAGACATATTTCCAAAATCATTGAAAGTTCTGTGGAGAATACCCTTTGTGGAAGAGCCTAATACAGACTTCTCTATTTGTCCGCGAATATACTTTCCGTTGCGGATTTCTAACACGTTATTTGATGTTGCGTAGTCTTCATCTTCGTCAAATAGTTTCGTCTTGAACTTCAATGTTAAGGGAGCCATGATCTGACTTAGGATGTCAAAGTTTTTTATTTTTCCACCGTTATTTTCGCTTAATTTACGAAGTGCCACCGCATCTACCTTTGAATACATCATCAGTAAATTCATCGCATCACGTGGGGTGAATGAAATATTCGGGCGGGTAAAACGATAAGACCCTAATAACGAGTCTTGATAAATGCCGATAATCGGCGAGTTTGAAGCAGGACTTATTACTTGATATGGGATCGCTGCTAATATTTTTAATTCTGTTTCTGCCAACACATTTTGTGGCATATGCATATTCATCTCCATTTTTTTTGACTGCGTATATGCTGTCAAAACCCCCAAAGTCTCCTAAGGGGACGGACTATACCTTGTGCCTTATCCGGTTGATTAAACCTTCATTTAAGACCCGTAACCGTCTAGTCTCTGAACCTTCTCCATATCCTATCATAACGGACTTAGGAGCTTGGCTGCGGATTGTCTAATCCCATACTTTTTTACCATTGGGTTCGGCAATTAACCGAGTTCCCCCATTATGTTTCCATTATGGGGTGGTAGTATGGGCTCTAAAGAAATTCCCGTCAATTTGGCTACGTTGCCACTCTTTTAAATCTAATATAAATTTTTTCGCTCGTTCTTTTATTTCATCTATTGGTTCGTGTTTTCCTACAAAAGTTGTGATTCTTTTTTTATCAATGACGATACGGACGTATTCAGTATTATTCGTATTGTTTCTAAGAACCCGAATATACTTATCAATGTCGTCATCAACTATTACTACACCATTGAATCGGTCATATTTTGTTGCCAAATGTTGTTTCTGAGTTAGCTTCATCATTTTCTCTCGATGTTCTTCATTATCAAGAGCTGATTTTAACCGTTCAGAAATCAACTGTTTTGTATAGTCACTTTTCGGTTGAGGTTTTGAAATTCTGGGAGGAGCCTCTAATCTCCAAATAAATTTACCCTGATTATTTCTTGTTCCTTTACCACCATCTGTTAGATTATAGCCATTTGGATATTTTGAATCATATTCAATTATAGACTTTTTTTCAAGTTCATCTAATTCATTTACTTCACACGTAAGAATTAATTCACACTTAAAATTATGTCCTTCATATTTTCGTAAGGCGCAATTCAAATATCTACTTTGATTTTTTTGATTGCCTTTTGATTCTGAAATATGGTCTTTGAACCTTCCCAAATATCCAAATGGTCTATATTTATTATGGTTTAATCTGTGACTACGTGTTTGACCTATATATACCTTTCCATTTGTAGTATTAGTCATTTTATATATTTGACCAACAACTTTATCGTTTTCACCAATATCCAATATCATTTTTATTTTATTATAGAGAGCGAGTTATATTTATATTATTATTTTAAAGAATGACTAGATGATTATATTAGTAAAATGTACCTATGCGAAATACACCTACCAGTAGAACTTACACCGTTTTCCCCAATAAGTATATCTACAACTTATTGGGCGGTCACCTGTTTGGGACAAAATCTATCCCCATCAAAATCTGCATTGTAAGGTTTTGTATCCGCAACATTCATACGAAACGTATCACCTATCTTCATAATTTTAGCGATGTGGCACATCATACTCATCCTATGAAGACTCGGTTGTCTGTTAAAGAGGACGGCATCTCCATCCATCATATGACGGTGAACGATGTCTCCAGTTTCAAGACGTATAGAAAGTCTGTCTACATACCTTAGTGAAATATTTTCACCATTTTTTCGTTCAAGAATCTTGGCACCGGGATATTCTTCCGGACCATTCTGAACGAGTTTCATCAAGAAGTCGCGATTGCGGTCATTCACAGTCATAGGCTTAGTAATATTCATAGCAATCTTCATAGGAACTCCTAATTGTCGGATAGACAAATTGGGGTCACCTGTAATAACAGAACGAGCACTGAAATCAACACGCTTACCCATAAGATTACCACGAATACGCCCACCCTTACTATTCAAACGCCCAGTAATACACTGTAGAGGACGTCCAGACCGTTGTCGCAAACTATCCGCACCCTTGACCTTATTATTCACAATCATTGCGATGAAATATTGAAGCTGTGTGGATAAGCCTTCAATCACATTCGTAGAAGCCTCATTCGCAATTTTATCAGCCAAATCACGATTATACTTGATAATGTTACTGTAAATATGCGTCAAATCATCTTCACTCCTTTGTTGTGCGTCGTGCTTTACAGAAGGACGCATAGAAGGAGGAGGAACCGGTAATACTTGACACACCATCCAATCCGGACGAGACCATTTCGGACTGAACCCCATAAATGACACATCTTCATCAGAAATGCGACGGAAGGTTTTCAAAATAATCTCGGGGGTTAGGCGAAGTTGAACTGTGGTATTTTCACCATCGTCATTTTCTACCTTATCCCAAGTTGCCATAATTGTCGACATGCCTTCTAGTTTTATACTACTAGGCTGTTTACAACCACATCCATTTTCTGAAACTTCACCGCAACGTTTTAATTTAGAAGCAATACCGTAGACATAACTCCATCTTTTATCTGACCGCATATCAAGCACGTGTTTATGATCGTTTTTATTTATTAGTAACTTACTACACTTATAACATATCGTTTTGCTTATTTTCATTATTTCTTTGATATGTTGAATGAAGAATACCGGACGCGCCAATTCAATATGTCCAAAATAACCAGGAGTATCAATATAGGTATGACCATCCGTCGGACAAATTATACCTGGTTCTAAGACCCCCATACGCGAGTCAAATAGACCATTTGGGACAGGTTTATTGTTTATGTATGTATCACGTGTAGTGACTTCTACCACCGAGTTCTTACGAATCTCTTCCGGTGACAACATACTAAACTGTACCCCAATGATTCTGGAAGGTTGTTTCGGTTCATTCATATTGCAATCAATTAAACCCTATAATTATACTGTTTATATTTTTATACCCTTCTTTTCAATTTTCTATATTCTGAAAAAAATTGAAAATTATTTTCATATACTATTTAAGACAACCCTTTAAATTATAGATTTAATCTAATATAATGCCCTCTACTACCGACCATAAAACTTCCTCTAAGAAGAATTCAAATAAGAATATGTCTTCTACAAACAAGAGAAAGCTTCGTAAGTCCAAAGATTCTGATTCTGGAAGCAGTGATGAAGACGAATGGGAATCTGAAAGCGATTCTACTTACGAACCTCCTAAAAAGCATAGGAAGCATGAAGAGAATGATGAAGAAGACATTGAAGAAACTGAAGACAGTAATGATGATAGTGAAGAAGATAGTGAAGAAGATAGTGAAGAAGGACCTTCCATTAGTCGCGGTGAAATACAAAAACTAGTTTCCAAAATGTTCCCTTCGAAGTATATGAACAAGCGTTCAAAAACTACGGATAAGATTGAAAAAAAATATACGAATAAAAATCAGAATGAGAAGCACAGCTCAACTAAGAAACAAAATAAGAAGTCACACAAACAAGATTCTTCGTCTGAAGATGAAGATTATGATGAAGAATATGATGATGACGAAGATGATGGAGGATTTTATAATATTCTTCTAGTTGACGGACAAGGTGACGAAGATAATGAGGAATATAACGAAGATGATGACGACGTTGAGTGTGATAGTGAGGATGAGAAAACATTTATGAAAGAAAATTATCAAGAACTCGCACTCCCTAAGACCGAACAGTCCGACAAAAAGCATAAATCTAAGAAATCTAAGAAACATAACAAAAATAAAGAGGCATCAGACGAAGAGGTTGAATTAGCAGATGCTGAAAAAGATTACCTTGAGTTGATTGATTTGAAGAATACTACGTTAAAGAAACTCAATAATAACCCTAAGAGTAAGGTTTTGTTAAAAGCTATCAAAGGTTACGATGAGTCGATTAAAGACCTTGTAAAGAACACTCGTGTTACAAATGCGAAGAACTATCATAAATTAATTCACGCTGACAAAAAGCAAACGAATGAGATTGACTACTTCAAGAAGAAGCTTTCAAATAAGGAACAACTTACCGTCATGAAACACTTGAAAGAAATTAATTCCCATACTAATATTGAGAAGCCTTATAGATTAGCTCTTCTAGATACAAATATGCCGGCTAAATTCAAAGCAGTCGCTATGCAAAAATTAAGTATGTTAAAGTCTATGGAAGTTGGAGATAATGAATACTTCAAAGTTAAGAATTGGGTAGATACATTTATGCATATTCCTTTCGGTATTTATCGTAATCTATCAATCTCAATGGAAGATGGAGTTGATGCCTGCCACAACTATATGGATAATGCTATTACGACACTTGACGACTGTGTGTATGGATTGAACGATGCCAAGCTTCAAATCATGCAAATGGTAGGTCAATGGATTTCCAACCCATCCGCTATGGGTACTGCTATTGCGATTAAAGGTCCTATGGGTACAGGTAAAACTACACTTGTAAAGGAAGGTATTAGTAAAATCCTTGGTCGCGACTTCGCATTCATCGCACTTGGAGGAACTGGCGACAGTAGTTTCTTAGAAGGACACTCATATACATATGAGGGAAGTAGTTGGGGAAAGATCGTCCAAACCTTAATTGATAGCAAGTCGATGAACCCGGTGATTTACTTTGATGAGTTGGATAAGGTTAGCGATACTCCTCGTGGCGAAGAAATTATCGGTATTTTGACCCATCTAACAGATACTTCTCAAAACAGCGAGTTCCACGATAAGTATTTCTCTGAGGTGAATTTTGACCTAAGTAAGTGTCTATTTATCTTCAGTTATAATGACGAAAGCAAGGTCAACCCTATTCTTCGTGATAGAATGTATCGTATTCAAACTAAGGGATATGATGCTGCCGAGAAGGTTATTATTTCAAGAAAATATCTTCTTCCCAAGATTCGCGAACAAGTCAACTTCAAAGAAGGCGATGTCATTATCCCAGATGAGACAATTAAGCATATCGTATCAAGTGAAAGTATGACTAAGGAAGAGGATGGTGTTAGAAATCTTAAAAGATGTTTGGAGATTATTCATACCAAGTTGAACCTCTTTAGACTTATGAAGAAAGACACACCTTTATTTGGTAAGGATATTAAGTTGGAAGTAACATTTCCATTTACAGTAACACCAAAGGAAGCCGACATACTCATTCATACTGCGGACGATAAGGAGCAAAATCAAAGTTTCTTAGCAATGTATGTGTAATTTATTATGTTAAAAACAATTAAAAAAATAAAAAAGGGGGTAATACCTCTTTTTTATTTTTGCGTGAATGAAGAAGAATATGAGCCAAGAGGTCAGTGGCTAAAATGTAACTTATGTGATGAAAATGATGATGAATAAAAGATAAAAATACAGGATTTACATATCAAATATACATTTTACAGCATTCTCAATATACATATTTTCTATATTACCCGTTATTTTTTTAAAATTCTCAGTGTCTTGAATTGTTACAGATTTCTTATCGTGCGTTACCACGCTGTCATATGTTTCTATACTTGGATAATTCAAACAATTCATCAAATCAGGAACGGTATCGTAATAATATTGGATAGAGTTATTACTACGTTTATTATTCAATTCACCATCAATTAATATCAAATTACCAATGCGGTCCAAATCTATTTTATTATCATTCTCCCAACTAGATGAAAATACAAACACGTGGTCTATGTTTTGCTTCTTTTGAGTATAAACATAGGGGACTCGGTTGTTATAATATAAACTTAAAAGTAATCTGTAAGGGAATGATAACCCACGACGTCGCTTTGGACGGTCTTCGCATTTATATGGTTGATTATAATACTCTACTATATCTTTAAATAATCCAGTCATTAGTTGTTCGGTTATAGTATGACCGACTTGTTCGGGTTTTTGTATTATGTTATTCACTTTGGTTTGAATTGCTTTGCCCCCGACTTGACACCTAATATCATCATTTACCGTATATTTATCGCGTTTGTCTTTGGGTAGATAGTCCAATAAATAATGGTAGCATATTGTCCGTTTTAATATAGTATGCATCTTCTGTTCGGAAATCTTAGTATCATTCACTAATTCCAATAACTTAATTGTGGTTACAATTAGAACGATTAAAGGTGTCTTTTTCAATGTTAATTGAGAATCTTGTTTGAAATGATATAAATCAATTGTCGGAGGGCACACTTTATTCACAATTGAACTTAATACTTCCAATGATTTTATAATTGATTCGCTGAAATGCTGTATGTTTTCGGTTGTAAAATTACTCGGGTGTAATCCGTAAAATACAATGGATAAATCAAATAATTTATGAAAGACACCGGTTCCTTCAGTTGTATCTGACTCAAAATTCGGTATTAGTTGGTATTTCTCAGAGCAGTAATTTTGGAATGATATCAAGAATTCGGTTCCGTTCATTTTTTCAATACTGTTATCGGGATGGTAGCATTCTAAGATTTCATCTTCTTGTCGTTCATTGTAATATTTATTCAATTGCCCGTATAGATTTGTTTTTAGAAAAGGATCAAAATCAAGATTGAATTCATTCGCACATAATAAAGTTGCTGCCAATATATCGTTTGATGATAATGGATTACTATTCATGTTAATGTTTGAAAAAATTTGAGATAATTGGTCGGTTGACGGATTATTAAATATCACCAAATTCATAAACACATTAGTGTGGAAAAATTCACCACCCGAAATCTTTAATACAGATTGCACGATTTCCACTTCATCTTCAATGTATTCAATCATGTCGTCATCCAAACTTTTCCAATAAGAACTTAATTCTTCGTTCTTTAAACGGTTTATATAACGAGTCATTCTTCGTATTCCCATAAATGTTGGGTAATTTATATCCGATAACATCTGAATAAATGCTGTGTGTTTGGCCCCTGAATAACGGAGCTCGTGAAAATTATTGCGAAATATATCTAGTGGATGGTTATAAAAATACACTATAGCATTTATTCGATTATTACCGTCTATATTTACATAAATTTCTTCTTTATCTTCAATGTACTTTGCAATAGTGATAGCTTCAACTGAATAACAAGTATCATATAGAAATTTGATATAATCGTGATAATTTGATTTCTTGGAATTAGTTATCGGATGTTTACCCCATTTCTTCCTTCTTTGACATTTTGGATTTCGAATGCGTTTTTGGTTTATTAGGTTAACTAGTTGTTCTACCGACCAATTATCAGATTTAGGTCTCATTCCATTGATTGATGATGCCATTTGAATATAATAGTATAGCACCATAACTTTATGCCATTTGAATATAATACAATAACATAAAAACTACTATTATATTATGCTAGTAACGATGGAACCATCTGAAGATATATTACATATAGCTGAAGCTAAGATTCATATTGAACGTCTGGCATATGATAAAAGAAATGCCGATTACAACGAGATTGTATGTTCTATCAACAATTATTTAAAACAGTTTTGTGAACATACTGAAATAATAGAAGATTATATTGATATCAGCGAAGAACAAACACAACAAATTAAATATTGTAATCACTGTGGACTGAATATGTAACCCTAAAACATAAAGACAATGTTCGATAATAATATATTACTATTATGGGAGACCCGGTATTACTTATATGTGTCTTAACCGGAGCAATTACGGTCGTTATTGTTGGGTTTATTATATGTAGACTAATATGTATATGTATGAATGCCACCCCTTTATCTAAAGAAGACTTGACTTGGAGAGAAACACAATAAAAAATACAATTTATACATTTTTTTATTGAGTTTCGAATTATATTACACATCTACTAACGCATTATAACTAACACGACATACCGGACAAGCATTACAACGAGGATGGCACACATTACATATATAATGAGCGCATCTCGGGATTATTAAATTATCATTTTCAATAGTTTCATAACATACCGGGCAATCTTCTTTTGTATCTAGCTTGTGATAAGCATCGCGTAGTTTATTAATTAGATTAGTTTCACTTAATTTATTATTATTAGTTTCACGATATAAA